TGTATATTTATTAGCAGTATAAGTAACAGTTCCTGATCCAGTTAAAGATTCATCAAAAAGATTATTTTTTGACATGATATTTCCACTATCAAAAATAGTAAATGGATTAGATACTCTTAATCTTCCAAAGGCATCATAAGCATTTGAACCATCTCCACCACCAATAACTGTTGGTTCTACGTTTACGTTGTTACATCCTTGGCTCATATTACCTCATTGTATACCAAGAAACTCTTTCGACTTCTTGTTTTAATTCTTCTTGAAAAGAAGTATTTAATTTATCTTTTAATGTTCTTAATGACTGAGATATTTGTCTTTGGTTTTCCTCAGTATATGTAGGTGTTGGTTCTGGTATATTAATATCTACTTTAGCCATTATCCCCTCATACCATCTGGTTGAATATCTGCTCTAAATGTTCCAAATCTCCAATTCTCATCAGTTGATGTATTTGCAATTCTTAAACTAGCAAACCTTGATCTTGCTCGAGTATCCACTTTATCGGTAGAACTTGTTATTGTAAATGGACCTAATGGTGAAGATGTTGCGGTGTCCGTTGGATAGTCTCTTAGATTAATTGTAATTTGAGCATTACCAGTTAACAATTTAAAATCAGGGACAAATCTTCTCATAGACATAAACATTTGACCATCACCTTCTATAGCTAAATCAAAATCTCCTGATTGAATGAATGCAGGTATTGCAGTTTTTGCACCCGTTGAATCTACTTCATTGTTACCAATTTCATGTGCGTAATATGTTGAAGCACCGTTAGCTGCTGTTACACCTTGTATTGTAGGAAAGGTAGGTGTCCCTGATCCGTTGTACTTTGTTGCGTAAGGATTGTCATATAGTGTTGAATCATGCCAAGATGTTCTATCTAAAGTCCCTGTTGTCCAAACATCTGCTGTATAATTATAAGTCACAACTCTATCAGGTTCTGTCGATCCATCTTTTGGATAAAACCAATTTATCTCATCATATAAATGATTTAAACCAGCATATACTTGCTCACCTGCATTATAATTAACTCCTAAATTATCTCCTTTATTCGTAAATACAAAATCTTCTACTAAACACGGTACTGATTTAACTGTACCATCAAACACAAAGAATCCACCTGCTTGACCCATCCACCATACAGCTCCGTTGACATATTTTAAAGCATGTTGACCGATCAAACCACAATTACTCCCTACTTGTCTTATAGAGAACGTAAATGGTGGACCAACAAACTGCATTGCATATGCAGAGGTATCAGTAAGTATTAAAATATAATCTTTAGCCTTTACTGCTCCTATTATTTTTACACCAGAATCTAATCTAAAAGTACCTGCAGTATTAATAGAAGTAGGTGTGTAATCGGATATATCTTCTTGATCAGAAAATCTAATAAACATTTTATCTTGTGTATTTTCACTACCAATTGTTGTTTCAGTTCCAAGTATGATTAAATGTCGATCTCTTTCAGATACTATAGACATAACTGATCGTGTTGGTGTTCCACTTACAGCTGTAGCTCTTGTTTGTAAAGCAGAGGCTGATGCTTCAATTGGATCCCACTCATAGGTTTTACCATTTTTAACAGTTGCTATAAGTTTTTGTCCAAAGTGATCTAACGACCATGAAGCAGGATCAAGTATTACTGTTGTGCTTGTAGATGCTTCTCCCCATGCAGTATAAAACTCTACTGATGCTCCATTAGAGTGAGCAGATCTTGTTCCAGCTACATCTCTCGTTATACCTGTTAAATCGTTTCCTGATACTCCTGTATATGAAATAAATTCTGCTCCAACTTTGATTGTACCAGAAGTCGGAAAATTGGTTGTGGATGTCAGTGTAATAGAAGATCCTGTACCACCAGTACCATTAGTGTCGTCCAAAAGAGCACCATTTAAAGTAGATAAAATTCCAGAAGCTCCGCCAAATGTAGATGTACCCCAGCCGTATCCATAACTTTGCGTCAAAGGCCCTGGTTTTACATAAGGATTAATAGTAGCTAAACCACTTGCAGAGGTTGTTGCTGTTGCAGCTGCAGCCATAGTTATTGTAAAAGTATCTATATTAGGCACAGTTACCACTTGAAAAGTGTTTGTTTCAAAATCTGCTGCTACATAACCTGCACCTGAAGGTGGAGTTACTGAGGTAAAAGTAAATAAATCTCCAATAGATAAACCATGAGCTATTTTATTTACGGTGACCGTTGCTGAAGTATCTGTTGTATCAAAAGTAATTCCAGTAATCGCTGTATCTAAAGGAGTTATGTCGTAAAATTGATTTTCATAATATATAAATAATCCTTTATGAGTACCTAAAGCTGCGTATCTTCTACCATCTAGATCAGCCCAAACAAGCTGTTCTCTCACAGCACCAACAACAGTTTTGTTAGTAATTTGTTCCCAACCACCTATTTTTTCAGGTAGTCCATATCTAAATCGAACAAAATCACCGTCAGTCCATTGACCTTCTGCTCCTGTAGCTGTTACTTGTTTATTAAATCCAGGTCTTATCTGTACGTTTGTTAAAGCCATGAGCAATTATAACATAATCAATAAATCTTATAAAGGATGCAGTAACGTGGTGTGGTGGTATTACTGCATCCATCATAAGATTATATCACTATAAAATCAAAGTATCAACTCAGCTAAATCCCGATTTGGACCTATTTTACCTTTTAGGAAAGTATTAAATGCAAGACTTATTCTAGTATTAGAACCTTTTTTAATATCTACTTGATGAGTTGTAGAAGACGGAAACATTATTATTTTACCAGTTTCTACAGGAAAAAACCAAGAGCCAGAATTATAGGGGTTATATTTATTTTCATTAATTTCTGGAGATATTTGTTTATATGACATTGGATTAAAAAATTTTATTGAATCAGTTTCTTTATCTGAATCAATATAAAAAACACCTGATGCAAATGAATTAGGGTGTTCGTGTTTATGATGATATTCATTTTCTTCTGTATAATTTAACCAAGACTGAGTTACATAAATTTTTATATCTCCCTTCGGACAAACAATATTGTTTAAATAACTTTGACAAACTTCGTCTATAAATTGTTTAATATTTTTAAGTTCAGGTCTATTTAAAATATAATTATCTTTAGTATGAATATTACCTGAATTATTTACACAATAATTTTTTTGATCATTTACAAATTCTAATTCTTCTTTTGTAAACTCTCTATCTATACCTGTCATGTAAACAGGAATTGGAAATAATCCATGAATTTTGTAATCTTTCATTAATAACACCAAGATACAAATGAATATCTTGTTCCTTTTGTAACTGGTTTAACTAAATGTGGATATAAAAATACTGATGGAAATATTATAACATCTCCAGGTTTAAATTTTATTTCATAGTCATCAAACATAATAAATTCACCACCCTCATAATCATTATTAAGAACTCCTACAATACTTAAAATAGGAATACCTCTTTTTTCACCTGTAAATAAACTATGAATGTGATCACAATGTTTAGACATTATTTGATTTTTATTATACCTATTAAATCTTACTGTACAAAAACCTTTCCAACCATCAAAATGTAAACCACCTATTTTATCAATAACAATATATTTTTCTAGTGCTTTCCAAATTAATTGCATTATTTCATTTCTATAAGGTAAATTATCTCCATAACAAATATCAAGTTCTTTTTCTCCATTTTTACTTTGACCTTCATAATTTTGCGTAGTTGTATAAGTGTGTTTTTGCCATGTTTTATTTCTTTTTAATTCTTTTAAAGAATCATCTAAAATATTTTGAGGAATCCAATTATCTAAATGAAGTATGTAATTTTTTAAATCTAAAGATTGTTTTTTCACACCACTAAAAATATATTTGTTTTATTATTCTCGTAAATCCCAAGTTTGATCTGTTTCATTCCAATTATATACTTGACCATCTGTAGGATAAGAAACAGGTGCTTCCCATTGACAAGTATCTTCGTTTAGTGTCCAACTTTCAAAAGGTTTTATTGGAATAAAAGCATCTCTTGTTTGATCATATCTTCCACCAACAGTAGCATAATTTTTTCTAAAAGGTGTACCACCCAATTTATGTTCACCAGCAAAAGTATTGTAAGATGTCTGTATCCAAGTGTCAGCTGTATTGTAAATACTATTTAAAAAATCCGCACCAGCTTGTTCAGTTGTAGCAACATCATTGTGTACTATTTCAACTCTTTCGACTATGCTTCCAGTTCCTATTTTTGCAAAATGTGCCATAATAATATCCTATGCTGTGTAAGTTCCACTTCCTGTAAATTTAATAATTGTATCCTCACCATCTGTTGTAACAGTTGGAGAACCAGTTGTAGTTCCCGGATAAGCAGCTGTTCTTACTCTTAAAATAACTACTCCACTTCCACCATTTCCAGATGCTCCTCCACCATCAACTCCACCAGAGCCTCCCCCTGTATTAGCAGGTGAAGAAGATGAATTTCCTGATGGTAAGACACCATCTGTTCCGCCACCAGCACCACCATCTCCTGGTGCGCCACCTCCACCGCCACCAAAATTAGTTGCAGTTCCTGTTATGCCTGATACTAAACCATCTCCACCATTTTTTGAAGGTGCGCCAAAACCAGCTTCTCCTGTTCCTCCACCGCCACCAGTTCCACCAGTTGCACCATCAAAACCTTCTCCTGCAGTACCTAAACCATTTGGTGAAGCAGCTGGTGAAGAACTACCGCCACCACAACCGCCATCTTTTGCAGGTAATGCTGATGGAGAATTATAACCACCTCCACCTCCGCCACCTGTAGTTACAGAAATAATTTTTCCTCCGCTTGAAGCACGAATAGAAGAACCTGTACCATTATTACCAGCAGAGTTTGAAGCAACGCCCGCACCTCCACCACCAATAGTTATAGTATAAACATCTCCAGCAGTTACTACTGCTGTACCTTGTTTTAGGCCTCCTGCTCCTCCGCCACCACCAGAGTTTGCACCACCAGATGCTCCTCCAGCAACATTTAAAAAACGTAAAATAGTTTGAGTTTTATCTGCAACAACACTATCTAATTTTGGAATCCAGCCTTGTGTTGCACCTGAATAAATTAGTATAACGTGTTGTCCATTTTCATTGTAAACTGGAACTGAAGTACCTGTGCCTTGAAAATTTAAACCATTATCAGCTAAAGTTACTGAGTGAGTTCCCCATGTTCTTGAATAATCTGCAAGTTCTATAATATCTCCAACATTAGCAGAACTTGGTAAAGTTACAACCACGTCACCTGATGCAGTATTAACCCAATATCCTTCTCCAGCAACTGCTGTAAAGTCAGCAGTTTTAATAGCCGATTGCCAAGATGTTCCACCTGCAGCATCTACGAAAGATAAATTTCCAGAACCATCTGTTTTTAATAATTGGTCTGCTGAACCATCTGCATTTGGATATTTTAATCCATCTAAAACAACATTTCCATCGCCCTTAGGTGTTATAGTTAAATCAATATTTGTGTCATCTCCAGTAGCAGAAATTTCAGGTGCATTACCTGTTGCAGAATTGGTTATAGTTACTTCATTAACTGCACTAGCAGTTTCTATAAATTTAATTAATTCTTCTGTACCATTACCAATAGCATTTCCGTTAACATCTAATTGTCCACCAAGTTGTGGTGTAGTATCTTGAACAACTGATGTTAAAACTCCTGTATCAACAATGTCAGTTCCATCTGAATAAACAATTCTAATTCCTTTATCAGTTGTGCCAAATGTAATACCACTACCTGAAACAGTTTTAAATTCAACGGTAAAAGCACCTGAAGTACCGTTTGAAATAATGTAAATTTTTTCAATACTGTCAGGAATTGTAACAATTTGATTTCCTGTTATTGTTCCTGTTAATTTTATTACAGCATTTCTTGCATTTGATAATGTTGCATCGGTCATTGCTAAAGCGGTAGTTTGAGCACCGCCTGCAATAGATACAGCTTCATATCCAGCGATTGCTTGTTGAATTAAATTTAAGTTATTGTTTGTATTATCACCCCATGTACCAGCGTTTTCGCCAGTAGCCATTAGTTCAAGTTTTAGATCTGTTGAATAACTAGATGCCATAAATTTTGTCTCCTAAATAATTATAATTTTACCTTAATCATGCAGCTAAATCAACCTCTGTCCATACATTAGTAACGCCTGGATTAATTTCTTGCCATGAGGTAACATTTGCTTGGCCAGCTGAAATAGTAGCTGAAATTCCTGTAACAGTTACGTTTGCTACTCCAGTAGCTGTAACAGAACCTACAGAACCTGTCAATTCTATGCCTGTAACACCCACTATTTGAGCAGGTATTTCCTCTGCTGTACCTAAAGAAGCTGTTAGTTCTTGTCCTGTAGCAGGTTCATTTGTGGATTGCTCTAGAGCAATTGTGCCAATAGTTGATGTTAATTCAATACCTGTAACATCAACAGGAGTTTTTAATCCTGCAACAGTATTACCTACTGATCCTGTTAATTGACCTGCGCTTGTAACAGTTACATTAGCATCTGCATCAAATTCTAATGTACCAATAGCTCCATCTAACTGATCTTCAGAAGCTAGTACAAATATGTCTTGGTCAATTTGAATTGAGAATGATGGAGTTGAGAAAGTAGATGTTAATTCTGATCCTGTTACATCTACAGCTACATCAGTAAATGCAGTTTCTTCTCCAATAGAAGCTGTTAATGATATACCATTTACCGCAACTGAATAATTATCACCCCAAGCAAAACTTCCCCATTCAGCCCTACCCCAACCTTCTCCAGTCAGTGTGGTTTCATCAACTGTTGCAGTTCCAATACTTGTAGTGGCTTGTGATCCAGTTACATTTACACCAATACCAATAACTTCATCTCCAGGAGAGAATGTTAATTGAATACCAGTAATTGATACATCTGCTGAGGCACCTGCAACAGCTCCTGCATTAGTAAATGTGAGTTGTGATCCTGTTACATCAACATCAGCGTTAGCTTGAGTTGTAGATGTTCCTATAGATGTGGTTGCTGATATGCCACTGAGTGAGACGGTTTCATTAGAAAGGTCTCCCCATTCTGCTGCTCCCCATGTTTTATTACCCCATCCAGTGGCCATATCATTTTATATCCTTAATTATGCAATTCTTAAGATTGCAGCAGAAGTTGTGAATGCAGGGAACTGTATTGTAAATGTTCCAGATGTTGCAGTCTTGTCTCCACCGAAATCTAATACAGCAACTGCTTCAGTAGTACCTGTACCACCGTCAGTTGTTGTATTGTAAATTAAAGCACCTTTTGCTGTTAGTGTTACACCAGTGAAAGATAAATCAGCAAAGTCAGTAATAGCGACTCCTGATGAAACTTTAACACCTTGGTTTACTAAAGCTTTACCACCCGCAGTGTAACCTGCTGGTGAAGATACTTCTGATGTTGTAGCGTAGTTAGTTGTTGATGCACCTAAAACAGCTGCAGAAGTGTACATTGCTAATTTGAATGTATCTCCACCTGCTGAATCAAAATCAT